GGCTAGCTATGATATCATGTGTAAGAAAGACGGTAATCATTCAGATTTTTATTCTACTGAAGAGCGGAACATACATACAGCATTACTAGGAGAGCTCGGAGATGTATGTTTAGCGAGGGATATATAATGTTAGAAATGTTTGTAAGGAGCTTAACTACGTTCGGTGTCTATCTGATATTAACACTAGTGTTACATAGATTAATGTGTGAAATACTCAAACAAAGAGGCAGAGTCAGTAATTTACGTTATTTCATATTTAGTAGAGTGACACTAGTAGCTTTTGCTTTATCTTTTGTACCATTTGTGCGTTGGTTATGTGCTTTGAGCCCTTTATTGATATTTGCTGTAGTATGTTATAATAAAAAGGAACTTTCAGAAATTGGAGTAATGTTTAATCAATGGTCAGAAGAGGATCAAGGTAAAGTTACTATAGCATACAAATTAATATATAGGGAGAAAGATAATTCTCTGGATTCTGTATCTATCAAAGCCTTCGACTTAGATCAAGCTACAGAACGTGCAAATCGAGTTTGTTCAATAGCAGGTTGGACTGTTGTTAGCTTAGAATTACAGTAGAATATATTATGTATACATAATTAAATGTAATGATAACATGTTATATACAGGATATACAAACAATATACAACAAAGAGTAGAATCACATAACAAAGGAAAAGGCTCAAAATATACAAGAGGTAGATTACCTGTAAAACTTGTATATTTTGAGTCTTTTGTAACTAAATCAGAAGCAATGAGACGTGAATATCAAATTAAACAAATGTCAAGAAATAAGAAATTAGATCTTATCACGAGTGTAAAGCCAGATAGACTGACCACAATCGTAGATGGGTAACCAACCGTCTTCAGCCATTTTAGTTGCGTGCGTAGTTGAGTATTTTTGCTCAAGTCTATAATCGTTTCCCTTGGACCATATGACTTTTGGAGATATATCACCAATATGCGTCATACCTATGTGCTGATAACTAATACCGTTAAATTTTGACCGGTCACAGAATGACACAACTGAAGACAGCTCATATACACCTACTATCCACCTCATTAGGCAGGACAGCCCTCCAATGACCCTCAATCCTACTTTGGAGCAGGTTTGTACAATTTCAGCTACATATTGCTTATTAGGTTTCATTGATACGACTTCAATCAATTCATCATTTTGTACAATACCAAAAAACGCCTTAGCAGACTTATACTTAGAATAGTGATTATCTTTGATAAACTTTATACCTGCTTCTTCTTTGAGCTGTATAATTTGATAATCTTTCAAATAGACTTTTTCTGGTATAAGGTTCGCAATGATTTTATCTTGGTCATCCCAATCCCATATGTGTATAAGGCGATATCCGTTCTGTTCAGCCAGTAATGTTTTAATTAGGTGGTAATCAGGTGATTTACCTTTATCAAAATGATTATCAATTATGCTGTGTGTGTATGTTGGGTTGATTTCAATCAGTACTTTCCTATCGTGTATTGCTATGTCATAGTAAAACTTACCTAATCTGAATTCAGGGTCGCAAGTTAAACCTAATCCCTCAAGTCTTAGTTTCATCTCTCGATTTAACTTTGAAACAGTAACACCTGGACGTCTTACACCGTATCTCTCTAACATAATTGCTTCGATTTTCTTTCTTCCAGATTCAGAATTTAGATTACTTGTCGCTCCGTATATCCTTAAACACGTTATCTTTCGTTTTTCTGCTGTTTCAGGTACTTTACCTATATTGTCTACACCGTATTTTTCCATCAGTGTGTCTTTAGATTTTTGCCTTATGGTTTCTGAGCTCATAGCATAAGGTACACCGTGATTCTCCATCATAGTCTTTCTGTGTTTCTTTCTCGCTTCTGGGTTATTACCTGGTGCTTTGGTACCGTACTTTTCAAGACTTATACGCCTCGTCACTATGGCTCTACAAGGATATGAACAAGCTCTTGGCGGTAATTTCAGATTATCAACATTATCTTCGACATACTCTATATTACATGCAGGGCACACCCGCACATGTTGCTTTTTACAATAATATTGACGATTACTGTTGGGAATGAACTCGTCTCCACAGAATCTGCATTCGCGTGGTGCTCTGTTTATTTTAGTCACCTTCCTATTCCTTTCAAGTGGTTTGAAATATATAAGGTTAGGGTTACATACAATGACGAAATTTCTACCTTATATTTCATTGACGTCAAGAAAAACTAAGAGGAGGAACATAAATGTTTACACCTTTACACTTGGGTGATTGTGCCCTCCATATCGCGTGAGCGGTGTGTGACTTCTGGGTTTATAGCTTTGAATCCCTCAAGAGCCTTGCTGCCACAACGTAACTGGAAACGGTAAGCGTGACGGAGCGAAAGCAGAAAGAAGTGCAAGGATGGCATAAGGTGAAATAAAAGCCGAGCGTTCTCGGTCCTAAGTGCTATTAACAAGGGGTCTTTAGCAGCCACTCACCTAAGGCTTTTACAGACGGTGAAGGTTCAACGACTATCGGATTGAGTCCGAGTAAAACCGCAAGCTAATGGCGGAAGAAAAATCCAGCCCTCTCCAATAGAGGTGGCCATGTAGTCTCAACTTCTACCTAATAAGTAGAGCAGGTCTGCCGAAAGGCAAGACGGCTTCGGTCTTGCGAACCGAGGTGAAGAACAGATGCACTAATCACATGTTAGGGATTGATAGTTACGTACCTTTAACAACTAACAATTTTGAGGTTCGTATCTACAACATGGATGGCACAGCACCAACAGAATTTAGTGAATTATTGACACTAAGTACAGACGAAGTAGGTGCTGTAGCAGAAGAACAAGACGATATCGTTGTACATTATGGGAATGGTATCATCAAATTCCCAAGTAAAGTAAGCTTCAGTAATATTGATTGGACGTTGAACTGTTATGCCGAGCCTAATGTACTAGAAGCTCTTCGTGCTTGGCGTGCTCAGGTTTATGATCCAGTAACAGAGCGTATGGGTCTTCCGTCAGAATACATGAGAAATGTTTTCTTCATAAAATACGATGGACAAGGCGGCGTACGTGACGTTATTCGTTGCCCGGGTACGTGGATAGGCGCACTTGATAACGGTGCGCATAATCAAACGGGCGGTGAACTTGTAAAGGTCAGATTACCGTTGATGATTTCCAGAGCAATTTATTTGAAGCGTTCTGACTTAATGTAACAACTTTTGATCTTGTATAAACCTTTATAATAAGTGAACCAGTTAATTTGGTTCACTTATTTTATTTGGAGGTGTATCATGGTTAATCGTAACGCTAAGTTATGGAATTGTTATTTAATAACAAATAAAGTAAATAATAGAAAATATGTAGGTATTACATCAAATGACGTGATGTCTCGTTGGGGACGCCATATATCGGCTGTATATTCTGATTGGTTTAAGGATAATCCTAATGCAAGTGAATTGTACAGAGATATATTGGAGTTTGGTGTAGATCAATTTGAAATAAAATTACTTGAATCAAATGTATCTCTAGAAGATAGGGATAGTATAGAGCGAAAGTATATAGAATTACATTCCAGTTTCATAGATGTTGGTGGTTATAATAAAACTACAGGTGGGTTTAGTGGGTTTCATATATCAGAAACTACAAAACATCGCATAGGTACTAGTAACAGTAAGGTGCTATCAGGTAAGTCCTTATCTGATGAGCATAAGCAGAATATCAGTAAGTCACTTTCAGGTGAAGGTAATCCTAATTTTGGTAGACCTATGTCTCAAGCGCAAAAGGATGCTATCAGTAAATCATTACGTGGTGAAAATAATCCAAACTGGGGTAAACCTCGAGACGAAGCTACTCGAAGTAAAATATCCGCAAGTATGGTAGGTGTACCACATACTGAAGAACGTAAACGTAATATTCGAGCTGCAAGACAAAAGAACTCTCGTGTTATTTACATGTATGATAAGTATATGAATTTACTTCAAGAATTTACAGCTTCATTTCAAGCAGCAGAGTATGTTGTAGCATTAAATTTATCTAAATCAAACTTAGGTTCTGTACGTGATGAGATAACAAGTGCAGCTAGAAAGGAGATAATGCGGTATGGATTCAATTGGTCCTACCTGAAGCGTTCTGACTTAATGTAACAGCATATGTATGTACTATAAGTAGTTAACCTATAATATATGTGCTCAGGGTAGGCTTTAGGCGGGCCAAACTCCTTTCGTGGGGCGTAATCGCGCAGTAATTCAGTATTGCGCGATTACGTTTGGATAAAAGAAACCTTATATATTGTTGAGAGGTGATACATTATGAAAAGAACAATAAAAGCATCGGATG